ATAAATATTCCAATATAGATATTGAACGATTATTTTCCCTATAAAATGGAGAGTTATCCCCTTTCATAAAATTCAACTTTTTATCTATATTTTGTAAATCATCCCAATCATCTTCATCTAATGTAATATTAATTGCATTAGAACATCCACTGGATACCATAAGAAATTCTTTATTATTATAAATATTTATCCTATATGTATGTTCTCCAGTCCACGAAATACAGTTCCCAAATACAATTTTATATCCAGTATTCTTTTTAACAGAGCGTTTAGGGTAAGCTTGTGCAGTATCGGTATTCATCATATTTTATAATATATAATATGATAAGTTTTTAAGTATGTTTATGAACAATATATATTAAATATAGTTGCTTAATTACTGTACGCCAAGCCGCCCATACCACTCATGACACGAAGGACATTGTAGTTAGTGGCATAGACACGGACCTTGGCAGTGCGAGTACCTTGGACAGTGGCGTTAGAAAGGACAAGTTGAAGAGTGGCGTTGTCAATTCTGGAGAAATTGCAACTTCCGGAAGGCTGGTGTTCCTCGGGGCGAAGAGCGAAGGAGTAGACATTGATACCAGTATCGGGGTTGCGGGTGTGGCATTGGTAAGGTTGGACAAGGTCGAAGTAGGTACCTTCACGCTCGGAGAAGCGGTCTTGGCCATTAAGTTGGAGCTTACCAGTGACAACAGGATTCTCACCCCAGCAATGCATGTCGAGGGATGTCTCAGAAAGAACGAATGTACCAGCATCAGAGACACCGGAGTTCATGAAGTCCTCACCATTACCAGCAAGGGGTCCGGCAAAGTTGGGGTTGGTGTAGGCGTGGCCAGCAGCATCATTCCAGTATTCGCCGCTCGCGGAAGTAAGATCGACGGCACCAGCATCGTTGAACATATTGTCATTGATGTAGGATTGAGTTGTTTCAGCAACAGAATCGGGTCCACCGAAGGCATGGATGGCGTTAGGAAGAACGTCAATAGCATCAGTGTAGTTGAAAGGCTGTGCACCAAGAACCTTGTTAAGAGGTTGGCCACACTCAAGAGATGAGCAGTAGTCAACATTAAGATCAGGTTGGACAACCCAGATAAGCTCCTTACAGGGGTGATTGAAATTGAGCTTGATCTTGTTGGAAGAAGAACCGACGGATTCATCACCAGTGAACTGAAGTTGCTCAATGAGGTACTCGTGGGGGTTCTGGGCCATTCTGCGACGCTCGTCGGTGTCAAGGAAGACATAATCGACGTAAAGAGAAGCAGCAACAAGAGATTGGTTGTATGCTGTGGTGACCTTATTGGAACCACTTGTGCAGTTAAGAGACCCAACAGCGAATAAGCACTCATCAATAGGACGAATATCAAGGTTGATCTTGACCTCGTGGTATTGAAGGGCAATAAGAGGAAGGGCAAGTCCAGGATTACGGCAGTACCAGAATTGGAAAGGCACGTAAAGAGTGGTCTCAGGAAGAGCATTGCGAGGAGCACACACTTGAGTGGGGGCACCGCTCTCACAGGGTCCATCAACATTGTTGAAAGAGGGATCAGTGAGGAATGTGAGTTGAGTGGTATTACCAATCATTTGGTAGTATCCACGTTGTTGCTCGGATGTAAGGGTAAGTTGGTTCCAGATGTGCATCCAGTCGCCATATTGACGGTCAATGCGTTGGCCACCAATCTCAACCTCGACTTGAGCAATAAGTTGCTCTCCGGGGAAATCCAACCAGCGGGCATAAACACCGTCATCATGAGCTCCGTTACCTTTCATACCTTGGTTAATCTCGGGGAGAGTAACCTGTAAGTAGGTGCGGTATGCAAGATCACCATTACGGCTGATAGTACATGTGACACGGCGACCGAAATCGGCTTGACCGTTAAATGTTTGTTCAATAGATTCCATTGCGAAGTTGGTATAGCGTCTATAAGATACTTTCCAGAAGGTAATTTGAGGGTTGCCAGTAAGATAGACATCTTGGGCACCGTAAGCTACAAGTTGCATTAATCCGCCTCCCATTGTTGTGTTATAATATTGCTAAAGAAAATAATTTTTCTATAAAATTACTAATTAATTTATGATTATGAAAATATATATTATAATCAAAAAGTGTTTTCCATGAAACAAGTAAGAAAATTCGGTGAGAAATATTCTTTCTTACCTCGATGTTTCTTGGATAGTATATAATTATGATGTTTTTTTTCAATGGTCCATTTATTGTGTAATGATTTAAGTAAAAAACGCGATATATATGTATGTTTGTGCCCTGTCTCAATAGGGGATGTTTTATACATTTTATTGATTGTTGTTTCATCAATCAATATTTTATTGGATCGTTTTTTTAAAAGATAAATTGTACCTTGTTTTTTTATTTTATACGATTGTTCTAAATAATCTTCAATGAAATATGCCATTTTTGAATCTTCTTCTGAAAGTTCATTTGAATGACATCTTTTATCAATATTTATTTCCATTAAAAACGATCGATATATTATTTTGCCATAACTAACATATTAATAAATAGGATGTAATATAGTTTAAACTAAAATGATATATTTAATATAGATCATTTTTAGATATGCCTTCGTTTAAGCACAAAACAAATAAAAAAATTACTCTTGATGAAAAAAGTATAGTTACACTCGATAGTAAGCACAAAGAAATAGAGTCAGAATTTTATGATAATAATAATAAAACTATACCAGAACTTAGGGCCTTGAAAAGATATTATAAAAAAAGGTTGGAAACTGAAGATGATAAAATTATTCGAATTGAAATGAATGATCGAGTAAAAGATATTACTTCAAAAATTTGTATTGAAAATAAAAAACAAAAGGATTATTATTTACAAAACAATAATCTGATTTTTGATTATTTTGAAGCAAAAAAAGAGATTTCTACTGGAAGCGCAAGTGAGAATAAAAGTATTTTGAATGATTTCTTCAAAGTGAAAGATAATGAGACAATCATAAAACAGCAATACGTTAATAATAGTGTCAAGAAATACTTGATCAATATTGACGACGAGTTTATGGATGTAAATAATTATGTTGTTTGTAATGTGGAAATATGTTCGAAATGCAATAAAGGAGAATTAATACCAGTAGATAGTGATGGTATCATGATTTGCAACACATGTTTTAGTAATTTTCCTTATTTGATTGAAAATGAAAAAACATCTTATAAAGAGCCACCTAAAGAGGCATGTTTTTATGCATATAAACGCATTAATCATTTCCGGGAAATTTTAGCACAATTTCAAGCAAAAGAAACGACCCAAATTCCTGAAAAAATATTCGAGGATATTAAGAATCAAATAAAAAAAGAACGCATTTCAGTTGAGCAACTTACGAATAAAAAGGCAAAAGACATTTTGAAGAAATTGGGATATAATAAATTTTATGAACATATTCCATTTATAAAACATAAATTGGGTATTAAACCTCCCGTTATGACACAACAACTTGAAGAAGTACTGTGTAATTTATNNNNATTCATGGATATTCAAGGACCGTATGCAAAATTTTGCCCAGATGATCGCGTGAATTTTCTTAATTATTATTATACGATATATAAGCTTTGTGAATTATTGGACCAAAAACAATTTTTGCCGTATTTTCCCATGTTGAAAGATCGTGAAAAGCGAATTGAGCAAGACGATATATGGAAGAAAATATGTGCAGAATTAGATTGGGTGTTTATTCCGACAATTTAAATTCAGGATATATTTTTGTAAACGCGATAAAAAATAAACAATGAACAATAAAAATTAAACAATAAAAATTAAAAAATAAACAATAAAATATATAATATTAATGTATTATATATTTATGACTAATTACGCATATTCCGATAAAGTATATGGTCCAGAAGCCATTTTTTCGTCGTGGTTGAATTTATCATATATATTATTAACAACTGGGTTGTTATTTTATCATATGGTGAATTTAAAAACAATTAGGGCACCTCGGCAATTCACTGGGATAATATCAATGGCATTGGTCATCATTTCAACTCTTTATATGACATATTCATTGGGTCCCTATACAATGCGGATGAACCATGTTATTAAGGAATGTATAGAAAGCAATTCATGTGATAAAGATCAATTAAATCATTTAAAATTTATAAAAAGGTCTTATGTGAGTTTGGGTATTATAACATCAATAATACAATTATGTATTGTTTATTTAATATGGAGAAGATCATTTGGTAAAAAATGATCGTTTAAACCGTTGGAAATTTAAAACGGAACATATTAGATGTTCCTTATTTAATTTCTCACCGGCATCTGACCATTGTGATTTGAAATGTTCCATTTCAAATTACCAAGGGTTTAAAGCATTTTATTTGGGAAGTCAACAAGATTTGCTCCAATACCAAATCCTGCTCCAGATCGAGCACCCATTGCAAGAGAAGGCACGTATGTATCTAAAATGCTGAATGTAGCTGCTGCTGTGAGTGCAATCATAAGAATTTCTGACATATTAAGTCGTTTGTTTGGGATAGCAAAGGCAGCAAGAGCGACCATGATTCCTTCGATAATGTATTTAAGCGCGCGACGCAAAACATCGCCCATATCCAAGTGTAGACCGTCCATGTTATACTATATAAAAATATTATTATTATTATTCTTCAATAATTTAATAAATTCAGTTTTGTTAAAAATACATTTTTGTTAAAATCACTTAAACTAATTGTGATAATTAGTATTATATAAAATGGAAGTACCTAAACCTAAAGGAGTTCTTCTAAAAAATAATACCAACTATGTCGATTTATTGGATGAAGATAAACCGATTGCTGGGCAAAAGTTCACATGTTTATCATTTATTTCACCGGAAGATATTATTAAGCAGCGCGAAATGTTTTATTTTGAGAACTTTGTAAAACACTGGGATTTTCACAAGTCTATGGATAAATATAGACAATTTATGAGTTTTTTAAGTTTTAAATACAAGATTGATTTTGATAAAGTGTCGGCTGATTTGAATGAGTTTTGTGAGACTGAGCGAGACAATCTTATAAACACTACATGTCTTGATGAATATAAAACGTTTGTAGATGCAAAAGAGGAGGAATTAAGTGCGGAGTTTGATAAGCGACACAAGTTTCAGACAAGCATTCGTGGAATTAAAGTTCGCGGCGTGTTTCCATCACAGGAGGAGGCGGAATTAAGATGCAAGTTTTTGCGCAATGCTGATCCCAACCATGATGTTTACGTTGGTGAAGTAGGATTATGGATGCCTTTCCATCCAGAGGCATATAAGACGGGTCGCGTTGAATATATGGAGGATACATTGAATCAATTAATGAGCGAGAAAAAGACCAATGAAGAGGAGGCCAAAGTTGAATTCGACAAACGAGTAAAAGAGTCCAAGGAACAAGCAATTCGTGATAATATTAAAAAGGCAGAGGCGTCTGGTAATAAGCTTACACAGACAATAAATGACCAAGGAAACTTGGTAAATGTTGCCACAGAGGATGGCGCATCCAGTACTTTCGGGATACCTTCTAAAGAGGATTCAATGTTAACAAGGGATGACATTCATAATGCAATATTCGAGGTCGATAATGTTATTACAGATAATAACAATGATCATGGATTGTCTTCATTAACGAAATCACAAAAGGTTAATGTATCGCCTAATACAGAATCAGAAGCAGACGTAGACGCAGAAGATAATGCATTGGAAGTTGCGTCTGTTGATTAAAATTATATATTCATATAAACATGAAATAATGCTTATATGAAATAATGCTTATATGAAATAATGCTTATATGAAATAATGCTTATATGAAATAATGCTTATATGAAATAATGCTTATATGAAATAATGCTTATATGAAATAATGCTTATAT